CGTCGTTTCGCCTTCTTCGTCCTTCACCGCGATGCCGTCACCCCACTTTACCGCCCTGCGCAAATCGCTGAAGCCCAACTTTGCCAGCTCGGCGAGCACTTTGTCCTGGGTGATTTCGGTGCGCTGCTCACGGGCTTTCTGTCGTTCGGCAATGGCGGCTGCAATGTAAGGTTTGGTTAAGTTCTCGCACCCGATTTCTTTTGCGGTTCTCGGGCTGTATCCGGCGCGGATCGCTGCCTGCGCCGCGTTCAGGTCAATCAGATATTCGTCAACGAACCGTGATTGTTTTGGGTTCAGACTCATAGCTATCGTGCGTCGCTCTGCAACCCGGTAAACGTCACCCCGCCCGCAGCGGTGAACACCAACCGAACAGCCTCCACGGGGGTGATAATCTCGCCGGCCTGTGCCGTGGTCTCGTTGGTCACGGCGGCATGGTTGAACCAGTTGGCGCCATCGTAGGACTGCTGCACGCCATATGTCGGGGTGCCGGAATCAATCGTGCAGCCGAACCCCATCATGAAATCGATCCGGGACAGGCGCATGCTGGCTGGCGCTGACACGCTGCCGGCAGCCCATCCGATATCCATGGTATCTGCGCCGATGGTGGCGCTCGGCGATACGCTTGTCACGGTGCTGAAATATTTGGTTGAGGTTACTGTGGCAGTCCCGTTCGGCAGAGCCACCGTCTCAGTCTGAGCGACACCGTACAGCGTGCCAGTGATGATGGCTGTCTTGGCGCTATGATCGGTTACGGCGTCGCCCTTGATGGTAATCAAGTGAGCCAGGCTATCGCCTGCGGCGTTTGCGGTCAGCGCCCACCCGGCGCCGGCTGCGCCAGTGGCATTGGATAGCAGGCCAGTGACGTTTGCGGCTACCGATGCCGCGGTGATGATGTGTTTGATTGTCATTTCATTCCCTACTTGAGCACCACATTAATGATGGCCACGCCCAGCGGATTCATGCCGCCGTCAACCCTGATCCACCTCATGCACAGCGCCTAGAATGGACACCTCCTTTCGGGGGTGGATGGAAATAAAGAAGCCCGGAACTCGGTAGGAATGGCGGGCATGAAAAAAGCCGCTAGATGAAGGCGGCTTTTGAGCATTGCGTGTATACGGCTGGGGAAGCAAAACCGCAGCATAGAGATATCTTCTACACTACGGTTCCTGATATGTCGATATTTTTTTAGCGCATGTTACGCGTTTTCTCATGGTTTTATATCCTGTCCAGGGGGCTCATGACCCCGCGCCCGCCACGGTTGAGGACGTGGGTGTAGATCATGGTCGTACTCACATCGGCATGGCCAAGCAGCTCCTGCACCGTGCGGATGTCGTAGCCGGACTCCAGTAAGTGGGTGGCGAAGCTGTGGCGCAAAGTGTGGGGGTGCGTCGGTTTTATGATGCCGGCCTTGCGGGCCGCTTCTCGGACGTGGCGCTGGATGGTCTTTTCGCTGATATGGTGGCGCCGGATGACGCCGGTGCGTGGCTAGGTGGGATAGGAATGCTTCCACCTCCGGCGCGCCCATGTCAGCCGGGTGCTTGAGGTGGTGGAAGTGGATATAGAATTTTATCCAGTAGAGGTAGGTTTTTTCGGTGCTGAGGCTGTAGTGCTTGACGCGGATTCGGTCGCGCACATGGTCAAGCAGTTTCGGTTTTTGAACGACCTCCGGCATGTCGCTTTTCACGGCTGGAGGTGTCGCATTTCGTTCGATAGTTTCATCATGGTGCGGCCTCCGTGGTTTCGTAAAAGTGTTAAGCGACATGGATCGGTAATTAAGCGACATCAAGGCGTCGTTGAATTTAAGTTGGGCGGCTCCCATGCTCTTGCCAAAATATCCAGCAAATCGCAATCCTCCACGCCGCGAAGAAACTGGTCGTGGGCGTGCAATGCAACGGCTTTCAGCCTGCGAACCTCCGCTTCCATTGCGGCAACCCTGGGCGCAATCTCTAGCAGGGCATTCCCGGCTGAGTTTGTTTTGGCCTTGGTCACGTTTTCCCACGCAAGACCTCTGCCAATTAGGTCAATTCTTACGCTGTCTTCCATCATGTCTTTCTCCGTTGTTAAAATCCGCCCAACCCGGCGGTCGAGCTGACCAGCCGATAAAGCCCGGCTGTCAGCTCACCTCTACGTTATCCGCAAATATTCATAAAATGGTTAAACCCGCTCTGCAACGATGTTTTTACCCTGATCGGCGCGTCATTCCAAAACACAGCATCCGTCAGGCTGATTCGCCGCGCTTTGTCCGCCATCGGAAAAAGTGGCTCCTGTACCAATTCGATCATCTTCACGCTGTTGCTATGGCCGCCACCCGTTATGCGGATTTGGCCGCAATCCGTCATGGCATTGAGCGCGCTAGATACTGCCACTCGGGCTGAATTGGTCGGCCCGAACTTTTCCCGCAGTTCGGCTATGTGGATAGACCCGCCTGCTTCATTGAGGATGGCGCAAATCTGCTGGCGGAATGTGGTATCGAGTCCGCCTCGTTCAACCTTTCGGCACTCGTTGCATTCTGTCCGCATCCCGTCCTTGTTGCGATTGGACGCGCCGAATGCTGATTCTGGCTTTTCTTCGTGGCATACGCGGCAGGTTTTCATCATGCGGCCTCTTGCTGTTTGCTGAAGTCCGCCAACCAACTGAGTACAGTCTGCTCGCTGACTGAAAAACGCATCGCCAGCGCCCCGATGATTTCGGAATCAGAAGGGCGCTTGGCTGGTGCTGAAGTTGTCGCTTCGGCCAGCTTAACCGGCGATTGGGTGGCTACTGGCGCGGGCTTTGCTGGTTCTTGGGCTGGTGCTGGTGACGCCGGTTTCGCTTCCTGCTGGCGTAGCGTTTCTTCCTCAAGCTCGTCTAGTACTCGCTGCGCCTTTGCGGCGGCTTCGGCCTTCTCGCGCTCGATACGCTCGGCGTCTGCCTTGGCTTGCTGATCGGCCTTCACCTTGGCCTCTGCCTTGGCTTGTTCTTCCTGCTGGATTCGCTGGCGCTCGGCTTCAAACTTCTCGGCCTGCTCTTTTTCTCGCTGCGCGACACGAGACTGAACCAGCAGGCAGAAGTCGTCGAACGGCTTTTGAATGATGGCTTGAAGATCAGGGAATAGCGTGCGATCAACCGATTCGGTATTGAACCATGCCAGCTTGCGGCGAATATCGAGCGCGACGGCATCGGCCTCCATCTTGGCCCGCGCCAGTTCGGTGTCCACCGCATCGTGCAGGCTGGACATGGTGCGCTTGTTCTTCATCGCGCCGGCAAAGTCTGGCTTTGTGACATCCAGCCGAAGCGGTGCAACCTCGACATCCAGCGCCATGACGTGTTGTGAAAATGCCGCTGCTGCATCCATCAATATGCGTTGCTTGATGGCTTCCTTCTCGCTCTTGACCAGCTTGTCCAGCGTCAGGCGCTTGTCGCGCAACTGCGCCTGGATATGGTCGATGGTGCGCATCAGTTCATCAATGCTTGCTGTCTGTCCGATGGCGGCTTTCTTGGCCGCGTCCAGATCGTCCTCGGCGGCCTTGCAGAACTTCACGGTTTCCTCGGCCTGGGCGAAGTCTTCATCCGTTTTCAGGTCGGTGTTGATGTTGGCAATGAAGGTGCTGGCGGCTTCCTTGAAGGCAGGGAGGTTGCTCAGCGTCACCTCTCCACGGATCTGGATGGCCAGGGCCGGCAGGGAGAGGATGGCGGCGGCCTTGGGCTTCTCGGTAATCTCTCGCGGGGTGTAGGCCGCCAGGTCGGAACGAAATTGTTTCCAGCCAGCAACAAGCGCATCAAACTTCTCATTGCTTGGCTCGTACCAGCAACAAGCCATGTTTTCTTTCGTGCCATCCGATGTCATGAACAGGCAACGCTTCGCTTGGCTCACAAGCAACTGCTGGTCAAGCTGGATTGTGTAATGAGGATCGAGCGTCCCAGCATTCACATCCTCTGCAAGTTTCGCGGAATAGAGCTTGTGTTCCCATATAATTTCTTCATCCAGCGTGATGCCGTCCAGGCTTGCCAGAAGATCAACGCCATCAACATGCAATGAAGCTGTGATAGGGTAAAGCTCTAACCCTATGATTTCCTCGGCTATGCTTCTGGCGGCACTCTCAGCAGCATGCCCACGGTCAAAAAGCGCTTGTTTCGCGCCATCAACATCTTGAGAAATGCCAGTGTGCTTTTGGTGCATCAGCTCAGTGCGTGTTGTGTACTTCGATTTCCCATTTGCTGCCGGGGCTTCAGATGCAGTGTCGTGTGCAGAGCGAATTTTTAACCAATCGTCTGAACCCTGCTGTACGGATATGATTTTCATGACTGCACCCCTTCGATAATAAAACCATTGCGTGATTCAAGACTTTTTCTTATGCAGCAAGCCTCAAAGAAGTCCTTAACCCATGCGGCATACTTCCCAAGGAAATATATACTGAACCCGCCACGGTGATAATGAACACCAGATAGATCGTGCGTTGAAATCTTGTTTTTTCTGTTTCTTTGGTTAATCGCTTTTGTGACGATTCGTAAATTTTCTATGCGATTATTTAGTCCATTACCGTCGATATGATCCACAACTAGACCATCCTGAATGTCTCCATTTACATACATCCAAGCGGCCCTGTGCGCATAAACCTTTCTGTAAGCGCCTAGATGTTTAATGCTTAACACGGCGTAATCGCTATGTTTTCTCCTGTTTATGGTGCCTACTATCTTTTCTTTATATGCGGCATTTTTACTTTTGAATTCACCTGTTGTTTCGTCATATAGAAACGCATCACGGATTGATATGGCGTTAATCATGTTCATGGCTCCAGCTATCAATCTCAAAGCGCTGATCTTCTGACAAAATTGCCTTTGTACTCAGCATGGCAATCAGATCATCAGCAGATTTCTTGCCGGAAATAACAATCTCTCTCCATGCTTCCCTGTTCTCTGAAAACTTTTCATCCGTGCATTCCTGCAACTCAGGCTTTGGCGCCGGCTTGTTGACGATCTCTCCGGTCCCGCCATTGATCACCGTGCCGCCTTCCTCGAATGTCTTGCCTTCCATTTCGTCAGCCGTTGGCGCGGCGCCAAACTCGGGGAACGCCTTGCGCAATGCCTGGGCTTCCGCGCACTTGGCAATCTGCCCGTATGGCCGGCGCAACCACATCGAGTTAGGGGCGGGGCTGTCCTTGCCCTTGGTGGCGTAGTTTTCTTTCCAAAACTCGGTGGCCGCGAATTCGACAACTGAGCCGTTCTGCATGGCGCGCTTGACGATCACCTTGCACCATTTTGGGTAAGAGATTTGAACGCCACCCAATTCCTCATTCACGTCCGGGCCGAATTCCGGCTCGCTCACGCCGGCATAGTTTCCAGACCTCGCAGCCTGGGTGCGATACAGACCGATCCCCGGCATGATCACATCTCGCATAGCCTTGATGTCGTAACCCTTGGCATCCTTCTTGCCCGTCGATGCGTACATAGGGACGATATGCACCGGCTTCTGCATCGGGTCCAGTCCTGACGCCTTGCAGTAGCTCATTACCAGCTTGATAGACTCGTCTTGTGCGCCGACATAGAGCGAGTTGCGCAGGACGTTCATCAGTTCGGTCTCGTCCATGGCCAGAGCCGGGAGAGCTTGCGGCTTGATCGCCGCGACGTTGGTTTTATGTTCCATGATGATGTTTCCCTTTAAAGTGTTTTTCTTGCCAAGTGCCAGGCCGCGCGCACCGTGTAACCGCGACCGCGCCAGTAGATAAAGTCGCGCAGGGTTTTCATTGCAGCCCCGCTTTCATGGCCTTATCGTGCGCATCTTTAGGCGTTGCGCCGGTCTGCCAAATCCCGTGGTATGCACTCGCCATCCAGCAGCGGAAAGAACCGCTCCATTGCATTCTGATTTTCATGCTGTCACCTCGCACTCATTCGTAAGCTCATCCATTGCAGCCTCCACAGCTTTAATTGCGGCGTCGGCTTCGTTGAATGCATCACAAATTGTTGTTGTTGTGATTTCCATGATCGAATCCCTCCAATGCGTTATTTGGCTTCAACAAACTCGTTTTCATTGTTAAGCACATACCAAACATCCGGCTTAATTCCGTTCTCGCCGACATAAGCGACAACGATGCGGAAGCGCTTCTCCTCGTCATTCCAGTACGCTAGAGACATGGCGCATTTATCTCCGCCTTTAACGCATAAGGTTAGATCGTGATCGCGGAGCGAGCCACGATCTGAACCGTTTGTTGGACGAGCCCGGTTGAGGCTTGAAAGGCTATGCAAATATCTCCCCGATCCTGCCTCG